GACAAGGTTGCTATGGAAGAGATTGACACAGGGTTTGATGTACACAGCTACACCGCTAAGGTTATCAGTGATGCAGGACAGAAGACCTCACGTCAGGAAGCTAAAGCTCACACCTTTGCACCTCTCTTTGGTGCTACTGGATACGGTAGGTCTAAGGCTGAGCAAGCATACTACACACACTTCATTGAGAAATACAAAGGCGTAGCAGCGTGGCACAAGGACTTAGGCAACCAAGCACTACGTCTAAACAAGATCACCAGTAAGTCAGGTAGGCAGTACGCTTTCCCTGATGTAACACGGAGAGCAAACGGATCACCGTCACACTTCACTATGATCAAGAACTATCCAGTGCAGGGCTTTGCTACTGGTGATGTTGTCCCGGTTGTTCTAAATGAAATGCACAAACGTCTAGAGAATATGCACTCATGTTTGGTAAACACAGTACACGATTCAACAGTGATTGACGTGCATCCAAAGGAGAAAGATCAGGTACTACAAATCGTGCAGGACTTAAACGATAATCTAGTTGCGTTGATAGAGGAAGCCTATAACATTACTATGAATGTACCTCTATTATTAGAGGCTAAAATAGGTCCGAATTGGCTTGACACGGTGGACGTTTAGGTGTATAACTAAGGCTCTTTAACTCTATAGAAAGGTATAGAAATGAGTACAGAACTAGCAGTAGCAGTAGAACGAGGACAGTCCATGGCTGAGCTAATGGGTGTGTCTGCAGGTGGTGGCAGTAATGAAAGCACACCATCAATCTCACGTGTAGGCATGATCCATCAGCCTGTCATGGGTGAGGTAGACTTCAATGGTAAGACTATCAAGACAGAGGTTCTACCTATTGGAACATTCACCCTAAAGAAGGGTGATGATATTATCTACAGCAACAGTATTACTCTGCGTATATTTGCTCAGCGTAATCAGTGGCAACGTTGGAACAGTGCATCAGAAGAGATGGAAAAGTCTGTGTTGTCTAACTCTCTTAATGGAGACTTGAAGGATAGCGTTGGTGGTTTCAATCTTGGTAGGCCATCAGGTTATATCGAAGACTTTCAAGCGTTGCCTGATGCTACGAAGCAAGTTATTCGATCCGTCAAGCGTGTCGTAGTTTACTTTGGTACAGTTACACTAGACAACCCTGTAGATGAAAACGGTCAGCCTGTATCAGGTGACTTTACTGACGTGCCTGTTGTCATGGATGTAAAGAACCGTGATAGCTTGAAGAGTATCAACGGTGTATTAGGCAGTCTCAAGTCTAAGAACCTATTACCTATTATGTCAACTATCAAACTCAGTGGTGTAGAAGATAGTATTCCAACAGGTGCTACCTTTGGTAAGATTAGTGCTGCCCTTGGTGACAAGGTAGACATCTCTGACCATGACAACGATACACTGCGTGACTTTGTAGAGCTTATTGAGTACATGAACGGTAAGGTTCTTGACTTACACAATGAGCGAAATGATGATGCTCTAAGTACAGAAGATGCCAGTATGGTAAAGGACATCATTAACAATGACTTCGTGGATGTAGACGAATGAACCATCCTGCAGAACTAAAGGTCTTTAACTTCTTACAAAAGGCCATGGCAGGTGAAGCAACAATGACAGAAGAGGTGGCCCAACAGGTCGCCTCTGATGTTAAGACTGCTATGGATAAGCAGTTCAATGCAGGTCCACGTGGAGACTTTCGTTTACGTATGTCTAACATAGGTAAGCCTAAGTGTCAGCTATGGTTTGAGAAGAATGATCCAGAAGATAAGAAGCCTTTCCCACCACACTTCTTAATCAACATGATCTTAGGTGATATAGTTGAGGCTGTGTTCAAAGGACTACTACGCTCAGCAGGTGTAGAGTTCAAGGACAATGATACCGTCACACTAAAGCTACCTCATGGTCAGGAGATCAAGGGTGAGTATGACATGGAAATGGATGGCAAGATTGATGATGTCAAGTCTGCGTCACCTTGGTCATACAAGAATAAGTTTGCATCCTTTGATGCGCTGCAGCAGGGCGACAGCTTTGGCTACGTGTCACAGCTTGTAGGCTACGCTACTGCAGCACAGAAAGATGTAGGTGGTTGGTGGGTAGTCAACAAAGCAAACGGAGAGTTCAAGTATGTAGACGCATCTGAGGTAGATCAGGAAGAGATTATAGACAACATACAAGAGACAGTAGACTACATAGACAGTGGTGCTAGTTTTGTACGTTGTTTTGATCCTATACCAGAAACATTTAATCGTAAACCTACTGGTAATATAGTGCTACCTTCTGCTTGTAAGTGGTGTGACTTTAAACACAAGTGTCACCCCACATTGCAAACCCTACCAAGGAGAGCATCTAAAGCAGCTAACCCACCAGAAGTAGATTACGTTTTTATAGGAGATCAAAATGACTAACGTAGTTATAAATGAAAAGACTTATGAGATTGATGAAAAAAACGAAGACCAAGTAAAGATTTATAATGAACTTGTTCTTAATGAAGGCTTACAAAGACAGGTTGACTATGAATTAACGTTACTAAAATTTCGACATGAGTTTTTAATAAACGCTTTGTCTGATATGATATCACCAGAAGAAGAAGAAGGTGATGGCAAATAAGAGATACCACGCTAGAAGAACCTACCGCAGTGGCCTTGAAGAAGAGGCTGCTGCTTTCTTAAAGTCTAGACAGAAGGTAGTAGCATATGAAAAGTTAAAGATAGAATGGGAAGACCTAAAGTATAGAACTTACACACCTGACTTTGAGTTAGACAACGGTATCATCATAGAGACTAAGGGTATCTTTAGTGCGGCAGATCGTCGCAAGCATATTGAAATACAAAGACAGCACCCTAGCTTAGATATTAGATTTGTATTCAGTAATGCTAAGGCTAAGTTATACAAGGGTGCTAAGTCTAGATACTGTGATTGGTGTGACACTAAGGGTTTTCAGTGGGCGCATCGTATCATACCTGAAGAGTGGTTAAAGGAGAAAGGTAAGAGAATGAAAGAGCAGCGTGTAAAGGTAATCAGGAGAGACTAATGGATATTAATGCAGGTGAAGTAGCCATAATCCTACGCCCTATGGAAGACGATAAGGGTGAATGGACAGGTGAACTAAAGACAGGTATTATGTTTGGAGATGAACGAATGCCTGATGGTATGAGAGCAGCACTAGATGTAGCACTTACTATGGCATCAGCACAGTTCTTCTTAGAAGATAACCCGGAGTACTTGGAAGAGTTTGATTACCACAGGTCTGAGATACTAAGGGATATATTTCCTGACTTCTTTGCAGAGGCAGAAGAAGAGATAGAAGAGATGAATAAGATTGAACGTGATGGTAACGTAATCAAGTTAAACAGATGGACAAAGACAGAAGGTAGTGCATGACTGATCCAGTAAACAATCCTATACATTACAACCAAGCAGGTATAGAATGTATTGATGCCATAGAAGCTATGACAGAGAATATGTCAGGTACTACAGCACCACACGCTGCTAATGTTTTAAAGTATATGTGGCGGCATGAATATAAGAATGGCTTAGAGGATATAGATAAAGCTATCTGGTATCTCAATAGGCTACGTAAGCGTTGGGTGGAGACACACAAATGAAGCGTAAGTTCAGCGTAACATACATAATGGAAATAGATGAGTACAACAATATCCTATCATCATTTGAGGACAACCATGAAGAAGATGTACATGATCTTATCGTAGATATAATGTATGACGTTGATGATGTTAAAGTATACAATCTAGTAGTGAAGGAACGAGGATGATTACACAGGAAGACATTGACGCATTTCAGCGTTTCAATGAGGAAACAATGGACATGAGTGAGTATCAAGATGTTGCATCAGATACAGCCATCTACCCACCAGAGCATGAGATTATTTATCCTGCGCTCGGCTTAGCTGCAGAGGCAGGTGAGGTAGCCAATAAAGTAAAGAAGATTTTACGTGATGATGCGTTTGATAAGGATGCTATTGCAGACGAGGTAGGTGATTGCCTCTGGTATATTGCGGCACTGTGTCGTGACTTGAGGGTTGACCTGTCAGAGGTGGCCTTTAATAATCTAAAGAAGTTACAAGATCGTAAGCAACGTGGTAAGCTACAAGGAAACGGAGACAAAAGATGAGCAACTTACTACCAACAGACTATCAATCATTCATACACAAATCACGTTACGCTAAATACTTTGATGGTAAGGGTCGTGAAAGTTGGAGTGAAACAGTAGGGCGCTACATATCTAACCTAGTTCATACTAAGGTAGAAGAGGACGTAGCTAACGAGATAGAGCAGTCTATTCTAGGTCAAGAGATTATGCCCTCTATGCGAGCTATGATGACAGCAGGGGCTGCGCTTGATCGTGATAACACGGCAGGGTACAACTGTAGTTACCTACCCGTAGATGATCCTAAGTCCTTCGACGAGGCTATGTTCATTCTCTTGTGTGGCACTGGCGTTGGGTTCAGTGTTGAGCGTCAGTTCATCTCTAAACTTCCCGAAGTCCCTGAGTTGTTCGACAGTGATACCACAATCGTCGTGAAGGATAGTAAAGAAGGTTGGGCTAAGGCTTTCCGTCAACTGTTAGCACTCCTATGGGCAGGGGAAATTCCTAAGTGGGATGTTACTAAAGTTCGCCCTGCAGGTGCAAGACTTAAAACGTTTGGTGGTAGGGCAAGTGGACCTGCCCCTCTGGTAGAACTATTTAACTTTGCGGTAGCCACATTCAAGGGCGCACAGGGACGCAAGTTATCTTCTATGGAATGTCATGACCTTATGTGTTTCATTGGACAAATCGTTGTCGTGGGTGGCGTACGAAGATCGGCAATGATCTCCCTGTCCAACCTAAGTGATGATCGTATGCGTCATGCCAAGTCAGGGCAATGGTGGGAGACTGCAGCCCACCGTGCCTTGGCGAACAACTCTGTGTCGTACACTGAGAAGCCAGATGTAGAGACATTCATGCGTGAGTGGACTGC